ATGACCTCGTGGTTATGAGCCACGCGAGCTGACTTCTGCTCCACACCGCAAGAGAGGAGAAAAGCGGAGAAACGAACCCGGCATAAAGCCGGGAAAGCGTCTGCATTGTCTCCGCCGCTTTTCTATAGCATAATCATAGCACACTTTAGGGGTGACATTCAATGACAATCTTTTCGAGTGCCTTGTTATGTTTGCGCTGGATCGTCCGTTTCTCATAGTGCATCTTCTCGGCTACGGTATCAATTTTCTCGTAGGCGAGGTAGTGGCGCACAAGGATGGTCTGCTCATCCAGGTCGTCCACACAGCGGATCGCTGCTGTGATCTCCTCGCGGATATCCATAAGCTCGCGGAGCGCGTTCTGCAGACCCTCCTGCGTTGTCGCCAGGCGGATGAGGCAGTCCTCTGTTGTGTTGCCCTGTGCCGTGCCGGATCCTCCGCCCGATGCATTGCGGGAGATGCGCTCTGCAATGCTGCGGTCACGTTCCAGCTTCGCCTGCCATGCCTTCGCATTCTTCTCCGCATGGAACGCTCTGTTCAGCCATGCGACCTTGGCACGGCGCTCTTCCTGTGTCATGCTTCTCGACCTCCTTCATAGTGCTGGATTGAAAGTTAAATGATTTGCACACAGCATTGCTCACATAGCAACAGGTGCAATTTCTGCACGGGTTCATATTGTTCGGCGTGCTATAATGCACGCAGTCACCACGGCAACACTTGATGCCCTTCGGCTGTTTACCCCACATCTTCATTCGCCTCCTTGGTCGCTAGATGACCCACTTGTCTTTCTCTTCTTCGATCCTTTTGAGCTGCCGCTTGATCTTTCTGCTGATGATGCCATCGATATTCAGCCCCATAAGAAAACGCAGCTGCTCGGTCATGATGCACACGTCTGCGAGCTCTTCAAGGATGCGATCTATGTCGCCTTTCTCGTTGTTGGCATACTTTACGAGCTCGACGGACAGCTCCGACATCTCCTCGACTGCTTTAAGGCTCTGGTGCATTAGCCCGTAGTGTGCAGCGATCTGATGGCATAGCTCTTTCTGATTATCTTCCATTTTGGACACCCTCCAATTTATCCGCCTCCTGGCAATCAAACCTAAGATAGCAGTCTTTGCACTCGTAGCTGTCGAGATAGCAGTCTTTGCACTTGATCCTTTCAAGGCCAGCTTCACTCGCCGGGAGATCGTAAAACTCCTCGAATTCGTCAATCGCGAAATTCGGGCAGTCATAGCTGCAATGCTCATTCACAAAGCACTGTTTATGTTTATGTTTTCGTTTCACGCTTCTCCTCCTTCTCATACATCTCGTGCATTTCATATCCACACCACGGGCAGAACGGTGTCCGATGCCCGTTTGCGGCTTTCAGGCAGTGCGTGCAGCGGTAGAACGATGCAGGACATCCTCCGGGCGGCTCGCGAGACTGGGTCTGTCTGGTGTAGGGGAACGGCTGCCAGTATGCGCTGTTCTTCATGCGATCACCTCGATCCTGATGTAGATACCCGGATGCATTGCCCAGAACTTCTCGACGATCTCCGAGCACACCAGCGCATCATCTTTCCAGTAGCCGCAGCGTGTCATGCAGTCTTTGAGCAGCTTCTGGAGGTTGTCCGTGTCGGGGCGCGTGATGCGGTACTCGCCATCCTTGTGTTTTGTTCCCTTCGGAAACAACCACTTGACTGTCAGCCTGATGCCGTCTGTGAACGGTGTTTCAGGTCGGTGCTTGATGAGATTCGCTTCGAGCTTCTGACGGGCGTCTTTCAGCTTGGCCGGTTCGTAAACAACCACACGACCGTTCACCACCTGCATCCGATGTTCCTGCGCGGTCGCTGTTGGCGGGATCATACTCATGAAAAATTCCAACGTTCTCACTCTCCATTTCTGATTGCGTTTGTCAATGATCAGGGGACAGGGTTACAGGTGGCTGGCTATTGAAGCCACCTGTTCCTGTACCCCATTGACAGGGACAAAAATTTCTATATATTTATATAGCCAGTTGTCCCTCATTTTGTCCCTCTGTAGCAAATTGCTACTAAGTCCTTTTGACCTCTCCGTCGATGACCTGCAAGCCGTCACATTTCTCCAGCCGTCTCCGTATTGTCTTCTCCGCCACTCCCAGAAACTCAGCGATGTCACTCACCATCACCCTGCCATCCACGTTCACCATATCGAACACGTTCAGCAGCTCAGCATTCTTATCCGCCTGTTCTGCCTTTGCCTGTTTCTTCTGGGTGGTATGGCCGCGTTTTGCGCCCCTCTGATATGGCTTCAGCTCGGCATCGACCTGGATGTCTTTCAGGATGCCGATCACATCCTCCTCATGAACCGGATACCGGAACCAGAGGTTCTTCGGCTGGAACTTCGGGAACTCACGCAGCGTTCCTTCCAGTCTCCATGCGGTGATCGCCTGCATATAGCGATCGGAGGCTTGCAGATCTTTCAGGAGCTTGTCATAGCCGTCCTTCGGCAGATGGTCACAGCAGAGCTTCAGCACGGCGTTCCGGCTGAGTAGGTCGTCAGGAGATGCATCTGCCAGTACATCAGGTGAATACTGTTTCAGAGCGCTTTCACATACACGGCAGGCTGCCATGTTCTTCTGCTGTTTGATGATGTCGTCGGTGAGGTCGAGCTCCACCATATCAATCAGCGCATCGGGATCGCGGGCAAATACGCCGGAACCGGATGCTCTGTCCATGCTGCGCTTGCCGCCCTGGGCTCCCTTGCTGTGGTGATGACAGTAGATCACGGCGCATCCGAGCTGCGTGCAGACCTTGTCAAACTGATTGCAGAAGTGCGCCATCTGATCGGCGGAGTTCTCGTCGCCGGTGATGACCTTGTAGATGGGGTCGATGATGACGGCGATATAATTGCCTTTCTTAGCACGTCGGATGAGCTTCGGTGCGAGTTTGTCCATCGGCTCCGTCACGCCTCGCAGATTCCAGATGTCGATGCTGCCCAGATGCGACGGCGGGAGGTTCAGTGCTCCGTACACATCCCGGAAACGGTGCAGGCAGGATGCACGGTCGAGCTCCAGATTCACATAGAGTACGCGCCCTTTCGCACACTGCCAGCCGAGCCATGTGCGCCCCTCTGCGATCGCGATGCACATCTCGATAAGTGCATAGGACTTTCCCGCCTTGGACGGTCCTGCGATGAGCATTTTGTGTCCTTGGCGGAGCACATTCTCGATCAGCGGTGGTGCAAGCTCCGGCATATTCTCCCATGCATCCGCCATGCTCTCAAAGTCCGGCAAATCGTCCGTGATGCTGTCAATATAATCGTGCCATTCCGTGTAGGTTGCAAAGCCGATGTTTGTTTCCAGCAGGCACTGCTTGTTTCCCTTGCGTTCCACGCCAGGCATACGCGACAGACGGGAAGGATTGCGGTTCTGCCGGTCAACTTTCAGTCCGTTCTTGTCGCAGACAGCGTAGAGGAATTCCACACGCTTGCGGTATTCGTCATAGTTGCCTGCGTCGATATGAACAATCGCGTGCAGAGACTTGCCTCCTGAGTAAACGAGCGCTGCGATCGGGAGCTGCAGGTCGTGCAGGATGCCGTTCTGCTGTTCGATGCTGATCTGGTCGGACTCCACGAGCGCGTAGCGGAATTCCGAGACGTTCTCGTTTTTCGCGCCCTTGCCGTCCATCGGGTTGAAGCGGATCCACGCACCGCATTCCGGGTTCGGTGTACCGAATACGGACGAGAAATCACCGCCGTATTTTCGCAGCTCAGACAGAAGCTGACCGGCAGTGCGTGAGCATGATCCTGCCGACGGCATGAATTTGCCCTCGGAATTCTGCCAGCACTCTGTCACGTATCCCACATAATCATCCGGCTCGAAGATGGTCTCCAGGTATTTTGTGATCTGCGCAGCCGGATCCCACTTATCTGGCATCCTGACTGGTGTGGCAAGCGTCTGCTCGGCGGATGTGACAACGTAGTCCTCGCCGATGTAGCTGTCCCAGTCAAGTGCGGCATCATATGCAGCGGACGAACGCCTCTGCGGTTGGTAGCCGCCGTCAAGTGCGAGCTTGACGATCGTGCCTGCGGTGACAGGTCGGTCAGATCCCGAAAACGTCCGCCACTTCTTCTCACATTCGCCGCGGTGATACCGTGCGCCGTCCCGGGCACTCCATGAATCCCAGACAGATGCATCATAACCTGCATCTTTCAGAGCCATGCCAACGCCGACCCACGTCTGGTAGTCCAGACCAGCAGGATCGACATAGGCAAGCAGTTCGTCCAGATTATCGTTTTTGTAGTCCAATCAAATCACCCCGGTATATAAGTTGCTGGGTCTACACCGCGCGGCACGCCCTTCCATCCGAGAGATGCAATCCGTGTCACCATGTTGGATGCCTGCTGCATCGTCCATGTGCCGACGTGCTGGAAGCCGTACCGCTCCAGCAGGCGGATCTGCTTCGGCGTAGACAGTCCGGCACTCCTGCGCTTTTCCAGTCTGTCCAGGAGCTTGGCTGCCTTGCCGGCACAGGTGATCTCGTCAGGGAAGATGCCCGCCTTTTCCAGTGCCTGTCGCTGCTTGTCGGACGGCGGTGCAGCCTCCCATCCGAATGCCGGGACATATCCAGAAAGATCCTCCGCTGCAATGCTCATCTCGAACTGCAGCGGATCCACAAGCTTGCGCTTGCGTGTCTTGCATTCAGCAAGCTGTTTGGCGAGTGATGACTCACGCTCTGCCTGTACTTCATCGGATGCCTGCTTTTCCATGACCTCCAGATCTTCGGGGCATCCTTTTTCCGCCATGATATCGGTCATCTTGTCAGCGACTTCCTTGTCCTGTGCGATCAGGCACGCCGGCCGGCACAGCTCATGGCGCTCTGTGTGCCAGAGGAAATCCAGCAGGAGCAGATGATCCTTGCCTTCACAGAGCCGTGTCCCGCGGCCGACCATCTGGCTGTACAGCGCCCGCACCTTTGTCGGACGGAGGACGATCACGCAGTCTACGGACGGGCAGTCCCAGCCTTCTGTGAGCAGCATCGAGTTGCAGAGCACGTTGTATTTGTCAGCATCGAAGTCTGCAAGGATCTCCGCTCTGTCGGGGCTCATTCCGTTGACTTCGGCTGCGCGGAATCCGTGCCGGTTCAGGATGTCCCGGAACTTCTGCGAGGTCTTGACAAGCGGAAGAAAGACGACGGTTTTGCGGTCAGCGCAGTAGTGCTCCATCTCGGACGCGATCTGCTCCAGATACGGATCCAGGGCAGTGTCGATGTCTGCAGCCTTGAAGTCACCAGCCTGCACACCAACACCCGTGAAGTCGATTTTCAGAGGGATCGTCACTGCCTTGATCGGGGAGAGGAACCCTTCCTTGATCGCCTGCGGGAGCGTATACTCATATGCCAGCGTGTCAAACACCTGTCCGAGGTTCTTCATGTCGCCCCGGTCTGGCGTTGCCGTCACGCCGAGCACCCTGGCATCTGCAAAGTGGTCAAGGATGCGCTGATAGCTGTCAGAGATCGCATGATGCGCCTCGTCGATGACGATGTGTGAGAAATAGTCCTGCGGGAACTTGGCGAGCCGGCTCTCGCGCATCAGCGTCTGCACAGATCCGACTGTCACGCGGTACCAGGAGCCGATGCAGGACTGCTCCGCCTTTTCGACGGCGCATCCGAGCCCGCAGGCTTTCATGATCTTATCGGCAGCCTGATCGAGGAGCTCACCACGGTGCGCCAGCACAAGAACTCGTCCTCCGCCCATGACACAACACTCTGTGATCTTGGCGAATACAATAGTCTTGCCGCATCCGGTTGGTAGAACGAGGAGCGTGTTCTTCACACGCTCCCATTCTGCAATTACGGAGATCATAGCGGCTTTCTGATACGGTCGCAGCTCCATCAGCGATTACCTCCCCAGCCATTCTGCGGCGGTGCATAGCCTCCCTGCGGTGCATAGCCCTGCTGTGGCTGTCCGTACCCCTGCGGCGGTGCCTGATAGACAGTCTGTGCATAGCTCGGCTGAACCTGCATCGGCGGCGGGAGTGTCGGCTGTTCATAGGACGGGTAGAGCTTGTCAATGCGGTTGTTCTGCTTCTCACTTCCATCCTTTGTATACTTGTTGATGATGATCTTACAGATGCCGGTCTTGCCGATGATGGCAGGGCTCCAGTTCATGCGGAGCTTTTCGCCCTTGGCTTTCATGCCGATGGATGCGAAGAACTGCGAGAGCTTCCACTCCATCTTCTGATGCAGGAGAAAATTCTCCGTGAGTGCCGTCGTGCTGCCGTCGGGCTTTGTAATCTCGAATTCCACGATGGCTTTCGGGCAGGCAGAGATCTTATCTCCTCCGTCGTATCTGCCCTTGTCTACCTTCTTGATCTTGAACCAGTAGTCTCCGTCCGGCAAGAGTTCAAAGGCGTCTTCGTTCTCGATCTCGTCATCCCAGCCGAAAGCCCCGTCCGTCTGTGCAGGAGGTGCCTGCTGGTAGCCCTGCGGTGCAGGGTTCTGCTGATAGCCGTTGTTGTAGTTCTGGTAATCCATTGTTTTGATCTCCTTTCATTAGAACGGGACGTAGTCGCTGCAGTTTGTCTTGACTGCATCCATGACTGCATTCCAGTTTGCGGTCAGATAGTCGTGATAGTCTGCGGGGTATGTGTTCATCGGCTGCCCCTGTGCAAAGTAACGCCACACTGCAGAGCTGATGTGCTCGATGTGAGCAGGATGCACGTTGTACTCGCGCATGAGGTCGGCGAGCTTCGGCGGGATGCCGTCCGGGATCTGCAGATCAGGCGGGGCAGGAGAAACGTCAGCAGCAGCAAGCTCCTGCTGAGACATAAATCCGCTGACAGCATCCTCAGCAGGTGCAGCAGGAACGTCCAGCTCCTGCGCCTTGGCGAGTACCTTGTCCGTTCCGGTCGCAGGGGCAAAGAGGTGTGCGATCGCGCCGAAGTCGATCGGCAGGATCTCAGGCAGACCGAACCGGTTCTTGGCATCCCACCACGCAGACTTGGTCGTGTACATGACACGGTCTGTCGAGGTCGCCTTGTGCTTCTTGCCTTTGTCATCGGTGGCGATGATGTTCGTCCGGAATGCCAGGAACAGAGTCATGTCAGACCACTCCTTCAGCAGCGGTGCGATCTTGTTCGTGGTCTTGGATCCGAGCTTCAGCTCCCAGTGGTCGTATTCCTCCATGACCTCCGGAGCGGTCGTCTTGCGTGCGATGGCATGGCAGAGAAACACGACATTGATGCCCTCTGAGATCAGACGCTCGGTCGTATCGAGAAACCGTCCGATCATCTCCTTCTCATACTCCCAGCCTTTGCCGTAGTTCATGCCCTCGATTCCTGTGACCTTGTGCGTTGCGCAGAGATCGTCGATGGCAAGGCGCTCAGCCCAGTCGAACGTGTCGAAGATAAGCGTCTGATAGCCTTTCTCTGTGTGCTTCTGCCGGACGAACTCCACCTCATCACACAGCATCTGCCAGCTCGTGGGTTTCTGCAGGCGGCGGACGTTCATGCGCGTGGTCGAGCCCTCGCAGTCGATGAACACCGCGCCAGGGAAGCAGGATGCCAGCGTAGACTTGCCGACACCCTCCTGCCCGTAGATGACGACCTTGATGCCGGAATCGAACTGGATCCCGTTGACTTCTTCAAAATTCGGCATAGTGTACCTCCTTATTTAGCATTCCATCCGGGGACATAGCGGGGCGGCTCTGATGGCGCAGGCTGCTCCTCATGTTTTGCTCCTGCAATGTACCCGTCCTCAATGATGACGCTGCACTCGTCGCCTGTGCTGACACGGGTGGCGATCGCCTGCAAGCCCTCCGATTCGAGCCACTGACCGAACTCCGCGAGTGTCTGCATATCCATCTGCTCCAGCTTGTCCAGCAGGACGAAACCGCACTCCGGGTTCAGCCGGCGCACGATCGCAGTCGCCACGCAGAGCTGCTCAGAGCCGGACATACAGTCCCATGCCTTACCGTTGTAGAGGAGCTTGCCCGCAGCGACGCTCAGACCGGGGAGGGGCAGGTCAGCTGAGTTCAGCAGATCCGTCCGCGCCTTGCGAATGCCCTCGATCTGATTGGTCAGATCGTCGTACTGTCCGGAGAGCTCTGCGGCCTCATGTTCAGCTTGTACCTTGGCGATGTTATCGCGCACCTTGGCATTGACTGCATCGATCTCTGCGATGCTCTGCTCGATCTCTGCGGTGGATTCGTCCTGCAGATCTGTCGCGGAAGTCTGTGCAATGATGAGCTTCTGCTTGGCAGATTCCAGTTCAGACTCCAGGCGTGATACTTCCGCAGTCCACTTGGCGAGCTCACCGCGCAGACGCTGGTTCTCGGCATTCTTCCGCAGGATGTTCTGCTGTCTCTGGATCAGCTCTGAAGCCGTGACCGGCTGCTCCGGCACGTTCTGCCACGAGGGGAGCTCGGCGGCAAATTTCTTCTTCTGGTCGGCGATCTGACCGACGGCGCGTCGCTGATTATACAGCCGCTGCTCGTCGGTTTCCATCTGTGCAAGCTGATCGCCAACACCGATGATCCGCAGGAGCGTGTCTGCCTTGTCCTTGTCGGATGCGTTCAGGAACTTCGGGAGATTCAGCGCAAGCTCGGAAATGAAGCTGTCGAGCAGCGCCTGACCGGACTTGTTCCCCTGCGGGTCGATGACTTTCAGTGCGGAATTCTTCCCGGCACGCTCGACCACCAAGCCATTGGAGAGCGTAATCCGGATGTGCGGATCGGTGTAGGCACCGTCGCGAACTGCATTGGTCGGCTTGTACTTGTTGCCGCCGACCGCCCAGCAGATCGCATCAAGAACGGTCGTCTTGCCCTGGCTGTTGTTCCCGCCGATGATGGTCAGCCCCGTCTGTGTCGGGGTGAGGGAGACCGCCTTGACACGCTTGACGTTCTCGACTTCGAGAGTGTTGATTTTTACAGACATGATGTTTCCTCCTTGGCTAACATATCATTGACCTTGTTGTTGTACTCGCGGAGCTTTTCCTTGGCACGGCTTGCGAAATAGTGGAAGTCTCTGCAGTGATCGTTATCCTCCAGAAAGTCCATGAGATCTTCCAGAGCATTCACGACCGCGTTGCTGATCGCAGAATACTCACCGCGCCTGCGCTCTCCGCCGTCACCGGGGAGTGCCTCCTGCACCATCGGGCGCTCTTCGAGCTGGCGCTTGCACTCTGCGAGCTGCTTTTCCAGCTCCTCAACGCGGGAAGTATCCTCAACAGCGACCTGCTCCTTTTCGCTCTGTGCCTCGGCGAGCTGCTCCTGCAAGGTTCTGATCTTTGTCATCAGTGTATCGTACCGGCGCTTGTTGCCTGCGCGGAGATCGTCGAGCTCGTCCTGTTTGGCTTTGGTCTGCCGTTCGCTTTTGCTGAGCTTCTCCTCAGCCAGATCCAGCCTCTGCCCGAGGTCAGCCGTCTCGCCTTCGAGCTTATCCTTATCCCGCTGCAGCGCCGTGATCTGTGCTTTCAGTTCCTTGACGGTGGCGTTCTCCACGTCAACAGCCTCCGTCAGCACCTCGCGGGTCGGCTCGTCGAGCTTGGCGAGCAGGGCGAGTTTGTTGATGCCCAGATCCTCAAAATGTAAACTCGAGTTTACATTTTGGTCTTTCAGCATCTTGCCGACATCAGCGTACTTTGTCCCCTGGACTCTGGAAAACCCGAATTCCTGCTGACAATAGTCCTCGAAATTCTGATATCCGAGTGCCTTGTACTGCTTCTCTCCGCGCATCTGCTCGATGCCGATGCACATCTCCGCAAGCCCACGCTCAACAGAGTCTTTGCAGTAGTGGATGCGGGCATTCAGGTTGAACGCTGCCAGATACTCCGGCGTGGTCGGTTCTGCCGGAGCGGGCGGCAGCTTGGTTGTGATCTCGATCATGTTTTTCTCCTCCGTTTCTGAAAGCATCTCCACGATGCGGCCGAACGTCCTGCTGCCAAGACTGCGCCGGACGTTGTCAGGATCCTCGGCAAGCATCTGCCGGAGCTCCTCGACGGTATCGCATCCGGTGCGCTTGACGGCGTTGTATGTCCGCACATCGAGATCCAGATCTTCGATTTGCACTTGACAAATCCCTCGCTTTCCTGTATAATGTAGGTGTAATCTTTTCTGAGCGCCTGAACCCGTGCCACCGGGTCAGGCGTTTTTCTTTATGCCCATCTGGTCAGATAGTGATCCGGGCAGTCCCCGAAGACCTCCCCGTCCTCCGAGTCCTCGATCCCGACGATCAGTGCCGTCCCCACGAGCATCGGATACCTGGAGATGTGCATCGCCTTGAGGTTGACCGGCAGTCCGTCGAGCAGCCCCTCGTCATTCACGAGCACGAGAGCATCATGCATCCGCACGATGTCAAAGTACCCGCCAAGGATCTCCCAGATGCGGTCGTTCTGCTCTTCTACGGTG